AGACCCGGGGAGGCTCTACTTCGCGCTCAAGCGCGAAGTACTCTACTAGGAACTTGTCCACGTATTCCTTCGGGATGCCTCCCGGGTTTGTCCCCGGGTAGTTTTCCCGAGGAATAAGCGCGATCAAGTCCCTAAGTAGAGATTGCCGCCAGACGCGCAGCGCCCTACTCCCGATAAGGGAGAGGTAAGCTGCGAGGGTTCGGTAGTCAAGGCTCTTCGGAGCCTTGAGCTTGAACCCTATGCCGTCTGGTGCAATGAGCCTCCCTACAAACTCGCCCAGCCTCCCCGCAAGGGACTTCGGCTCCGAGATCTCCACACCTAATATGGTAGTGGAGAATTCTCGGTAGGCCTCCGCCAGCCTCGGGTCAGCGATCACGAGGTCATCCCCTACGATACAGTAGGGGGCTTCCCTCGGATCGCCACCAAGCCGAGCCCAGAGGGCCCTCACCACCGCATGGTGGGAGAGGGCAAACGCTGCGAAGGACGGGACAGTCCCTAGTGGCTGCCCGCACTTCCAGCGCAAGACCTCTGAGCTGGCCCCGGGGTAGGCTGCCCGAGCGGGAAGCCTCGAGATCCAGCAGAACAGATCCACCCACGGCCTGTTCCCTCGGCTAGAGAGGGACCACAGGACCGTCCGGGTGACTGCCAGAGGGAACCGGTCGGTGGCGGAGCTCAAGTCGAAGGACCATACGGTCCTTCCAGCCTTGAGCCATTCTGCCACCCGCCCTGCTCCCGCGGACTGGTTGTAAGTAAAATCCTGCGGGATACGCCTGAGCTGGGAGTACAACTCCCGCGCCCAGGGGTCCAGCAGGAACTGCAACCAGCGCGGGGGGGCGTAGTAGAACCGGGCTTTCCCGTCAGGCTGAACCCGGCAATAAACCGCCCCGTGCGCCCTGACCGATCCCGGAGCCGGACGAAAGTCCGGGAGAACCGGGAGCATCGGCCAGTAGGCAGGCACGGTGCCTGGAGGGTGCAGGACATGATCCTGCATGACCCACCAGGCGTCCCTGAATAGCTCCTCTCCGACGGGGGTGTAATTGCCTCTCCCGTCGGTGAGCTTCAGGGACAGTGGGTTATTGGGGAGGATCTGCCTCTGGATCCGGACCTCAGGGAGCACATCTCGAGGAGAGACACCGAAGTAGGCCCGGAAAGGAAACCGGGCTCTCCAATCTTCGGTGTCAACCTCGATTGTACGCCCTGAGGGCAGAGGCACCGTGAGGATGCGAGCCGTCCCAACAGCCCGTTCGAATTTCTCCACATCCTTCCTAGACGGAACGGTCTTGAGGCCGCCATAAGCGGTCAAAGCCGTCCGCCAGGATTGGATGAGTTGGAGAAATTTCTCGAACGGGGCCTTGGTGGCGACCCTCTCCGCATAGCGGAGATAACGGTCTGACCACCAAGGGGGCCTGCTGGGGCTCTCCCCGGCTCGGAGCTTCAACAACCACTGGACGAGAGCGGAAATCCGCTCTTTCGTCCAGTCGAAGCCCGAGGCGCGGACCCACCTGTCCACAGCCTCCGTTATCAGCTTGCGGTAGGCCGTGGACACCAGTGGGAAGGCGGCCATCAGCCTGCGGGTGTAGGCCGTGCTCGGCATGGCAGCACCTCCTGTAAGGGTGTTGCCACCCGATGTGCGGCCCTGCACCCCGGCCG